TAGTAGATCCGGAAATATTAAAAATAATGGAAGATACTTTAGAAGGAACTAAAAAAGCCGACACTTATATGTTGCAGTAATAAGAAACTTTAATTATATTAAGAAATATGGAACCTAAAAAACTAACCGAAGAAGAGGTAAGCAGCCTAAAGAACCTTCAGGAAAGATCCGGGCAGATTGCCCAGCAGCTAGGAAGCTTTGAAATACAGCGTCTCAATCTAGAAGCCCAGCGTAAGGTGGCAGAAGAGACTTTCACTCAAATCCGTGACGCGGAGTTAGAACTCAGCCGTGTGTTATTTGAAAAGTACGGTAACGGAAGTCTAGATTTAGAAAAGGGAGAATTCATCCCAGTAGCTGAAGGTTAATCTTTTAAGATCCCTGCTATTTTAGGAGCTCATTAAATCGGGCTCCTTTTAGTGTTTTAGGAATATTTATTATATATGGCACTCTCGCTTTCAAAAACCGGTATAGAACAAAATCAGACTATTAATGCCTGGCACGTTACCCAATCTATCGATGCATTTGCAGGAACGGTAGCTTACGATATTACCTTATCAGGATCATTAGAACTAACTGGAAGTGTATCCTCTCTTAACGGCTTTACAGGAGACCTAACAGGAGATGTTACAGGAACAGCAACAAATGCAAATAATGCTAAAGTTGCTAATTTACCTGTTAACAATATAGATTACCGGTTGACTTTTGTAAGCCCGACAGGATTGCCAGACCCTTCCGGAACCGGTTACTCTCAACTGGTAGTTGATTCAGGATCAGATGGATCAGGGATATTTTATAATCCTTCCACCAATACTTTAAATGCAGGAATCTTTTCAGGTTCTAATGATGGATCCCAGGTTGATTTTGTAGGATCAGCTTCTTATGCTTTAAATGCTGGAGCTTTTGAAGAATATATTACCGGGTCTTATAACTACACTACAATATACCCACAAGGTACAATCTATTCAAAGTTTGAAGATACTTATGCATCTCAATCAGCAACTGATGAATACGATTTATTAAGTGCAACTACTAGATTTACCGGCGATAGAAATCTCCCAACCCCATATACCCAACAGGGTACTTTAACCGATGCTAAAATCGTTAAATTTGGTATTAAAGGACATTGTGCCGGAAATGCAGTCGGAGCATCAAATGCCCAGTTAGATTCCTATGTTAAGATAGGAGAAACAATTATAACCGGAACCCAGCAAGGACAGGCAGGAGCAATAACTTTAAATTCAATAGATGATGTACCTTTTGAAATAGAGTACGAAATTATCTTTTCAAACGATCAGATCTACGGCTGCGGTTTTATAGGATGGTGTAAAGGAGAAGATTATAAAAGATACACTTTATCAGATCTGTACAGCGGTATACCAAAGACAGCTATAAACGGAGATCTTAAATTTATCGTATCAGGATCTTCAGATATAAACATCACCGGTTCAGCAGCTTATGTTGAATTTATAAACTAATACGAAAGCCTTTGCTATTTATAACATATGGCAAATGCTACAATCTGGCCCGGATCTTCTTCATTCTTTCCCGGAGATACACCTTTCGGATTTTATGACTACGATTATCAGTTTCAAACTGATGCTGATAAGGTAGCGGATTTTTGTGCTAAAAGATTAGGGTATCCATTATCCGACGTTGAATTACAGCCTATACACCTTTATACAGCTTTTGAAGAGGCAGTAACAGCTTACGGTAACGAAGTCTATGCTTATAAAGTAAGACAGGATTACCTTGACGTCGAAGGATCAGCTACAGGATCTAATTTAAACAATACTTTAATTCAGCCTAATATGGCATCTATAATAAGGATGTCAGAACAGTACGGTGAAGAAGCCGGAGTTGGAGGAAATGTAACCTGGTATACTGGATCTTTAACAGTAAGTGAAAATGTGCAGGATTATGATATGGATGCGTGGGCGGCAGCTTCTGCATCTTTAGATACCGGAGATTCAATTGAAATTAAAAGAGTATTTTACCAAGCACCACCGGCCATCGTACGGTACTTTGATCCTTATGCAGGAACCGGAACAGGGATGATGAATCTCTTAGATACTTTCGGTTGGGGTAATTACTCACCGGCAATCAACTTCTTATTGATGCCTATGAATTATGATCTCCAGAAGATTCAGGCAATTGAATTTAACGACCAGATTAGAAAGTCTCAATATTCATTTGAATTAAGAAATAATCAATTAAGACTCTTCCCAATACCAACAATAGCTGGAGGAAAGTTATTTTTCGAATATATTAAGAAATCAGATAGACAAAATCCATCAGCAGATTCAGGAGTACCTTCACCGGTTACTAATGTATCAAACGTTCCTTACGGTAACCCGACTTATAAGTTGATTAATTCTATAGGACGTCAGTGGATTTTTGAATATACGCTTTCTCTTGCTAAGGAGATGCTTGGGTATATTAGAGGTAAATACGGTACAGTTCCAATCCCGGGTGCTGAAGTAACTCTAAACTCTGCAGATCTAATCACTGCAGCAACAGCAGAAAAAAATGCTTTGGTTGAAAGACTAAGAGCCTACCTGGAAGAAACTTCAAGAGAGAAACTTTTAGAAAGAAGAGCAGCAGAATCTGATTATAAACAAAAAGAGCTTTCACAAGCACCATATTACATTTATATTGGATAACATATAATGAGTAAATTAATCAACATATTATCTGAGTTAACATATAGCATGTACGACACTTACGCTTATGTAGAATTCTCAGACGAAACCAATATAACTGATATTGCCCAGATTATCCGTTCTTTACCTTATGTTACTGTTGTTAATAATAAGACAGACAAAGAGGATCCAGAACCTAGAGGAATCTTGGAAATAAAAGTTGTAACAACCAAGCCCGGACAAGAAACTTTTGATACAGTAAAAAAGCTAGCATTAGAAAAAATTCCTGAGCTTAAAAAATTTAAGTACAGTCTCAAGAGACTAGAAAAAATAGATGAACTATAAATGGCATTATTTGGAAGACAAAGAGATATTCACCTGTTTAATTCAATAAACAGAGAACTACTTGGGGATGTGATTACCCAGCAGGTAGGTTATTATAAAATAACTATCGGAGCTTCTAGAACTAATATGTACGGAGAAGCAGTTTCTAAATTTGTTCACGAACCTGTTCTATTAAATTCACTAGTAACTAGAGGAGATCAAACTTGGAACTCAGATGAATGGGGACCAGACGTGACTAGAACTTTAGATTTTGCATTCTTTAGACAAGATTTAGTTGATCTTGATTTAGTACCGCAGGTTGGAGATGCAATTTTCTATTATGAAAATTACTATGAGATTGATGGAATAGTTGAAAACCAATTATTTGTAGGAAAATCACCAGACTATAGCTACTCAGAGGGATTAAATCAATTTGGATCTTCTATATCTATAATCTGTAATACACACCTTATTCCTGCAGACAAAATAGGAATAACTAAAGAAAGAGGATAATGGCAGACAATATTAGAAAACCTATACCAAAAAACCAGAGAGATATTTCAATCTCAAAACAGGACCCTTTACTGGAAAACCCTAATAGTTCTGTTACACCTCTTCCCCGTTTTACTAATCCTAATAATCCAGCAACTGCTAAAGCGTATAGAGCCCAACAAATCACCTTAAAGGATGAACCAGATAAAACATATGGGATCGGAATACAGGATATAGACGAAGCAGTACACTACTACTTTAATAATATTATAAAACCTCAAGTTTATCAAAACGGAGTTCTAGAAAATATACCTGTAGTTTACGGTAATCCTGAAAGATGGAAATCTGTTCAAAAAGACGGTTACTATAGAGATAAGAATAGCAAAATCATGGCACCAGTTATTATGTTTAGACGTACTAGTATGGAAAATAATTTTGCGTTAACTAATAAAATTGATGCTAATTTCCCTCTAAATTACGCTGTGGTAGGTAAAGGTTACCAAAAAAATAACACCTATAGCCGTTTTGATCTTTTAAATAATAGGCAACCTGTAGATTCTTACGATGTAGTAGTTGTTCCTGATTATGTAACATTACAGTATGATTGTATAATCTGGACTTATTATATTGAGCAGATGAATAAGGTTATTGAAGGTATTAATTATGCTACTAATTCATATTGGGGAGATCCGGCAAGATATAAATTTCATGCCCGTATTGAAAGCTTTACAAATAACGAAACTTTGAATCAAGGAGAAGAAAGATTAATAAAAACAAACTTCAGCATTACCTTAAACGGGTATTTAGTACCAGAGACTATTAATAAGGATATTGTAGCTGCTCGTAAATCCTTCTCTAAAGGATCTATTATAACAACATCAGAGGTACAATCCACAGATAACTAAATATTTATAAACAATGGCAGTATACAAAATATTCCCGGAAAAAGATGCTACTATATACAGTGAATACCCTTCAATGAATACTGGTATTGATGAAATTTTAGAAGTTGATACTTTAACTGGTGGAGAGCTTGTAGGAGGAACACCTGAAGTTGCACGTACTTTAATTAAATTCCCAACCTCAGAAATAACTTCTGTTTTAGAAAATAAAGTAACCGGAACATTCAAAACCGACTTAAACCTTTATATTGCAAAAGTAACCGGGTTATCTCAAGAAACAACAGTAGAATGTTACCCCGTATCAGGAGCTTGGGAAAATGGAACAGGTAAGTATTTAGATAGCCCTCAAACAACTAACGGAGTATCCTGGACATGGACTAACAATTCAGGCTCTGATAGCTGGGATACTTCAAATTTTGGAACTTATGCAACAGCTTCCTATTCAGGATCAAATCAAGGAGGAGGAACCTGGTATACTGGTTCTAGTTTAGGTCTTTCAGTTATACAGTCTGCATCCTTTTCATATAGAAGTGATTTAGATTTAAATTTAAACGTCACAAATACTATACTCACTTGGTATTCTGGAGGATTATCTAATGATGGTTTTATAGTTAAACAAGCAGAGGCTCTTGAATTTCTAGAGAATAAAGCTTATAGAACGGAATTAAAATACTTTTCCGTAGATACTAATACAATCTATCCACCTTGTTTAGATTTTAAATGGGATGATTCTTCTTATTCAGTAGGATCTTTAACAACAGTTACTTCTCAAGATACTGTAATAACCCTCAAGAATAGACCAATAACTTATAATTCAGAATCAATTCAACGATTTAGACTAAACGTAAGACCGCAAAATCCAACAAGAACCTTCACTACTAGCTCAGTCTATACAACTAATTACGCACTACCTCAAAGTACATACTACGCTATTAAAGATTTAGACACAGATGAGTATGTTATAGATTTTGATACTAACTACACAAAAGTATCTTGTGATTCTAGCGGAAATTATTTTGACATCTACATGAATGGTTTACAACCAGAACGTTATTACACAGTACTGCTAAAGACAACCTTAGATGGAAGCACTACAGTATTTACTGAAAATTTAACCTTTAAAGTAGGTTTATAACCTAGACTTTTTGCAATTATAAGTCCTATTTATATTAGACAACTATTTAAACAAAAATAAAAATGGCAGAAACTTTATTATCACCTGGTATTTTAGCAAGAGAGAATGACCAGTCCTTCTTAACTGTACAGCCACCTGCTGTTGGAGCGGCAATCGTCGGCCCTACCGCAAGAGGTTTAGTTAATATACCTACATTAGTAACATCATTTACTGAGTTTGAAAGTAAGTTTGGTAAACAAGCTACTTCTGGTTCAAATGAGTATACCTATTTTACTTCAATCACAGCGTATAACTACTTTCAAAACGGAGGAGAGAGTTTACTAGTAACAAGAGTTGCATCTGGATCATTCACTGCAGCTACTTCTAGTCTAATCCCAACTGGATCTGGAGGACCTATATCAGGTTTATCACCTTTCGTATTAAAGACTCCTTCTGAAGGTACAATCATGAACAGTACATCTACTGAAGGCAGTAACGGTATTCTACCATCAGGAAGTAAAGATAATGTAAGATGGGAAATCACAGGAGTAAATAGAGATTTAGGAACCTTTACTCTCTTAATTAGAAGAGGGGATGATAATAATAATAGCAAGGTTGTTGTAGAAAGTTGGCCTAATTTATCTCTTGACCCAACTCAACCAAACTACATCTCACGTGCAATTGGAGATCAAACTCAAACAGTTGTTGCCGACGGAGATGGAACAACTTATATTCAAGTTAGCGGTTCTTATCCTAATAAAAGCGAATACGTAGTTGTAGATTCAGTTAATTACACAACTCCAAATTACTTTGATAATAACGGCAACGCTAAAGCATCCCTTACAGGTTCTTTACCAGCAGCATCGTCTGGAAGTTTTGGTGGAGCAGTAGGAACACCATTCGAAGGTGCAGCAGCAGCTAATTTTTATCAAAATATTAACAGTACCAATACTCAAGGACTTGAAGCAGATAATTACACTACTGCATTAGCTTTGCTAGGTAATAAAGATGAGTATGCTTACAATACAATGGTAGTACCGGGATTGTATAACACAGCTTATGCAAGCACCTTAACTACTATGATTAACACAGCTCAGGAAAGACAGGATCATATTCTTGTTATAGACCCAGTAGCTTATGGAGCATCAGTAACTTCGGCAACATCAGAAGCGTCAAGTAGAAATACTTCATACGCTACAATGTACTGGCCTTGGATTCAAACACCAGATCCATATTCTGGAAATAATGTTTGGGTACCAGCTTCTACTTTAGTACCCGCAGTCTATGCTTATAATGACAGTACTTCTGAAACTTGGTTCGCACCTGCTGGATTTAACAGAGGAGCATTAGCAACTGCAGTTCAAGCAGAAAGAAAACTAACTCAAGGACAGAGAGATGATCTTTACACAGGTAAAATTAATCCAATTGCTTCTTTCCCAAATACAGGGTTAGTAGTATTTGGACAAAAAACTTTACAGACTAGAGCTTCTGCTTTAGATAGAGTAAACGTTAGGAGATTATTAATCACATTAAAAGCTTATATTTCTGATGTTTCTAGAAACTTATTATTTGAACAGAATACATTAGCAACTAGAAATCAATTCTTAAGCCAGGTTAATCCTTACTTAGAATCAGTACAACAGAGACAGGGACTTTACGCTTTCAAGGTAATAATGGATGATTCAAATAACACAGCAGATGTAATTGATAGAAATCAATTAGTAGGTCAGATTTACTTACAACCTACTAAGACTGCAGAATTTATCTACTTAGACTTCAACATTTTACCAACAGGAGCTACATTCCCAGGATAATTAATTTAAACGAAGATATTTATAATAGATTAAAAGAATAAAAACATGGCAGTATTAGATCCAAACGAAATATTTTTCACCGCCTTTGAACCCAAACAGAAAAATCGATTTATAATGTATGTGGATGGAATTCCTTCATACTTTATCAAAGGAGTAGGTTCGGTAGTGATAGAATCAGAAGATATAACTTTGAACCATATTAACGTTCAACGTAAAATTAAAGGTAGAAGTACTTGGTCAGATCTCGATATGACTTTATTTGATCCAATTACACCTTCCGGAGCACAAGCAGTAATGGAATGGGTTCGTCTAGGACACGAATCAGTAACAGGTAGAGACGGATATTCCGACTTCTATAAGAAAGACGTAACCATTGATGTTTTAGGACCTGTAGGGGATATTGTTTCTGAGTGGGTGCTTAAAGGTGCTTATGCTAAAACAGCTACTTTCTCTGACTTAAGTTGGGATGAAGGTGCTGCCCATCAAGAAATTACAGTAAGTCTAAGATTTGACTACGCTGTATTGAACTTCTAATCTAATTAACGGATCTATAAGAGCCCTCCTATTTATTAGAGAGGGCTTTTTTATTTATGAAACTCTTAGCTATATTAAAAGAAGTAATAATGACCCCGGCATTAACTGCCCAAGTCTACAAGCTTGAAGATGAAGGTTGGAGGCGTATAGGTCAAGGAGACTGGGGAATCGTCTTAGAAAAAGGAGAAGACGTTAAAAAAATAACCACAGACTCTTTAGAGATTGAGCATGCAGAAAAACTACTAGGACATACGTCTTCTCACATTATCCCTATCCTAGGTTTAGAAAAGGTCTCTGATAAGCTAGCAATCATAGATATGCCTAATGCAATGGAGATTGGAAACGATGAGAAAGACTTGATAAAAGATGCTAAACCAGCAGCTGAAGCTTATATTATAGACGGAGAAGAAGATGCTCTAAGTAATATACCAGACTCTTTGAAAGATTTAGTAGTAGACATAAGACAGGCATTTATTAAAGCCGGAATTGAGACTGATGAAATAGACTGGTCTCCATATAACGTAATGAAATACAAAGGAAATTACGTTTTAGTTGACGTATAAAGTATTTTTGTATATATTTATAATAGAACAGTTATAACAAAGAAAATCTATGTCAGAATTTAAAATGCCGACAGAGGTCATTGACCTTCCATCAAAAGGGTTATTATACCCAGAAGACAGTCCATTAGCATCCGGTCAAATTGAAATCAAATACATGACCGCAAAAGAAGAGGACATTCTAACTAACCAAGCCTACATCAAAAAAGGAACTGTAGTAGATAAACTACTACAATCTTTGATCATAAGTAAAATTAACTACGATGATCTTTTAGTAGGAGATAAAAATGCAATCTTAGTTGCTTGCCGTATTTTAGGTTACGGAAAAGATTATGAATTTGAATATGATGGTGAAAGACAGTCTATAGATTTAAGTATAGTCGAAAATAAACCTTTCGATGAATCTTTGATTACTAAAGGAGTTAATGAATTTAAATATACACTACCGCACTCTCAAAATGAAATTACTTTCAAAATCCTTACAGGAGCCGATGAAAGAAAGATCGAGAGGGAATTAGAAGGTCTTAAGAAAATCTCAAAAGAGACCGCCCCAGAGTTAACAACTAGACTAAAGCACATCATTACCTCAGTTAACGGAAGTGCAGAAAGTAAAGATATTAGATCTTTTGTTGATAATGCTATGCTAGCTAGAGACTCTAGAGCTTTAAGAGAGTATATGAGACAGATACAACCAGATGTTGACATGACTTTCATCCCAGAAGGAGGGGATAACCCCGTAACAATCCCAATCGGGGCCAGCTTTCTTTACCCTGACATCGACTGACGCAGCTCAGTACCGTCACGGACTATTTAAACAGATTCATGAAATAGTCTTCTTTGGAAAAGGAGGATACGACTGGCATACAGTCTATAATATGCCTATGTGGTTAAGAAAGTTTACCTTAGCCCAGATGTCCGACTATTATGAAGAAGAAGCAGCAGCTGCAAAAAAAGCAGGAGCTAAAACTACCAGCCGCGGTAGAACAAAATCTCAGACTACTGTTGATTTCGCAAATCCAAATAAGGACGACCTTCCTGATCATCCAGGCTTTCAGAAACGGTCTAAGTAAATATTTATAATAGACTAGGTATCTTTATGACTCAGGAAGACGCAAACCAGGAAAATTTAAACATAGCTCAAGCTTACACAGAGACTATAAAAGAACTCGCTGGTATCAAGAGCAGAGTTACTGAAGCTGATAAATATCAGGTAAAGCTAGCTAAGGACATGGCTAAGGCTTTAGAGAATCAAAACTCTAGCCTCTCTGTAGGAAAAAATCTGGCCGATGATATTCGGAAGAAGCAAAAAAGTATTGAAAAAAACCAAAACTTAATTAATAAAGCCCGAGCCTCTGCTAACATCCTTGCTAAGGGTTTAGTAGGTAAAGATAAGGATACTTACGATGCTGCTAAAAAAGCTTTAACTAATTTAGAGATACTGAACAAAACCCGGGAAGAGATGTTGGAAATTGCATCTAAGACTGGACATCTAGATCAAAAAGCACTAAAAGCAATAGATGACCGAGCAGCTAAAGAAGAGGAAAATCTAGCAACAGCAAATGAAAGCTTATCTACTGCAGCAAAAATGGCTATGAACCAGGAGGGCATAGCTAATACATTAGAAGAGCAAAACAAAGAACGCCAAAAAGAAGCAGCCACTCTTGCCCAGATTGAAAACTCAATGGGCGGTATCCGTAAAGCTTCTCAAGCTCTAGGTCAGCTACCTGTTGTTGGAAGTCTTTTCACAGACTCTTTAGCAGCAGCTGAAGCACAAATTCAAAAGATAGTCGAAGAAGGAGGAGAAGTCCCTAGTAAGTTTGAAGCTGCTAAAATGCAGTTAAATGCTATGTCAGGCATTGCACTAAAATCCGGTTTAGCGTTTATGGCCAAACATGCTTTGGAGGTTGACAAATCGATGAACAACATCCAGCGTTCTACTGGAATGACCGAAATGCAGGTCACCGGTCTTAACTACGAACTTCAAGGAGCATCAGTTGCATCTGGTAATATGTACATGACCAGTTTGGACATGATGAAGACTTTCGGAGAAATCAGCAAGCAGATCGGAATGTCAGCTGAAGTCTTAGGAGCACAAGCAGTAGTTGAAGCCACGGCATTGAAAGATCAAATGGGTCTTTCTGCAGAAGCAGCCGGAGGATTTGCCGCACAAGCAAGTATATCCGGTAAGAATGTAGAGGCAGCCGGTAAAGAAGTCTTCGAAGTAGTTAACAACTCTAATAAACTTAATAAGACTCTGTATAGCGGTAGTGAGATTCTAGCAGAAGTTGGAAACGTTTCAGCTGACATTGGAGCCCAGTTTGGTTTTAATACTGAAAAACTAGCAGGAGCTGCAATAGAAGCTAAGAGACTTGGCATAAATATGTCAGAGTTGAATAATATAGCTAGTGCACTAGTAAATTTTGAAGATTCAATTGCCGCTGAGATGGAAGCTGAATTGTTAACTGGTCAACAGTTAAATCTTGAAAAAGCCAGGCAGTTAGCTCTAAACAACGATTTAGCCGGTCTTGGAAAAGAATTAGAAAGTCAAGGCATTACAGCTGAAAAGTTCTCTAAAATGAACAGAATACAGCAAGAAGCACAAGCTAAGGCTTTAGGTATGAATTCTGAACAGATGGGTAAAATGCTACAACAGCAAGAACTTGCCAGAATCGGAGCCGAGAAATTTACAGAAAAATACGGAGAACAGTCCTATGAAGCTGCCAAGCAAGTAGACATTCAGAAAAAACTTGAAGCAGCATTAACTAAAATAGCTGACGCACTCGCACCAATACTAGGTTTCTTTGCCGGTATCTTATCAAACGCATATGTTTTATACACAGTAATAGGTGTAATGCTGTTTAGTAAGTTGAAAGCCGTTGGTAATTCTTTTCGCGGAATGAGAGACAATCTTAAAGAGTCTGCAAAGTTTGCTAAAGACCTTATTAAAGGAGGTATAGACAAGTTAAGAGGAAAGGGTAAATCTCTTGTTGATAAAGTTAAACCATCTGCAGGAGGTGGTTTGATGGATAAAGCAGCTGCAAATGCAGATAAAGCCAAAGGAGGTACCAAAGGTGCCAAAGGCGCCGGACCTGGAGGATTCCTAAAATCTTTAGGAGACGGTTTAGCTTCTATGGGAAAGCAATATAAAGATATCATGAAAGGAGCTCTAGCATTAGGAGTTACTATTGCTGCAATGGGAGTTAGTTTTGCATTCGCAATGTCGATGGTTAAAGATGTAGATCCTGTCCAAATGATAGCATTTTCTGGTGCATTAACTATGCTAGGTATTACAGTAGCCTATATGGGTAAAGTCGGTAAAGATATCATGAAAGGAGCTCTAGCACTGGGAATTATGGCAGTAGGCTTAATTCCAGCAGCATATGCATTTTCACTTCTTGCCGGAGTTGATCCAAATTCTATTATAGCATTCTCAATCGCCTTACCGCTATTAGCCTTAGCAATAGCAGGAATAGGAGCTTTATTTATGGGACCTCAATTGATTGCATTTGGATTAGGTATAGCAATGATAGCAGCTCTAGGTGTAGCAATCATACCAGCAGCAATGGCATTTAATCTACTAAAAGATGCCGATATAGAATCCATACTATCTCAGATGATACAATTTGGATCAGTAGCACCGCAATTAATGATGTTAGGAGGTTCTCTAGTAGCTATAGCCGGAGGCTTAGGTATGATGGCAGGAGCCGGACTTTTAGCCTTGCCAATCATCGGAGCATTAACAGCTTTAGGATTAATGGCACCAGCCTTAGAAAGTCTTGCTGGAATATTCTTCGGAGGCGGCGGAGATGAAGGAGAAGATGAAACTATGGAGATCCTAATAGAAATTAGAGATGCAATTAAGTCAGGAGGAAAAGTCTACTTAGACGGTAATGAAGTAGGTAAGACTTTAAAACTAGGAACTTACAAGACTTAATATTTATAATAAACAGTGAAATTATGAGTCTATTAAACAAATTAAAAACATCAGTATTTGGACTGCAGGGAAAAACTCCTGAAAAGTTTATCGACGATCCAAAGAAGCAGCAAGAACTAGGCGGACCTGGTTTAAAAACTTCTCAGTTGGATTTGGATGGAAAAACTCCTAAAAGATATTTAGACAATCCACCTAAATAATTGAATGGCGTTAGTCGATCTTAAAACCGACCTGAAATCACTCCGGTATGGAAAAGATAAATTAGGTGGCGGATCAAGCGGACAGCCGTTTGTTAAAAAACCTATACCAGATTCTTTTTCACAAATTGGAGTTACCGGAGGTTCTAACTTTATAGTTAGGGGCGGAACCTTAGTGGCAGAATCTACAGCAGATGATGTCTCAAGACTAACACAGCTATTATATAACCCTCTAACTCCAAACGGGTTTCTATTCTCTCAGAAGCAAAAACAGTTAGGTAAGACTAACGTACAAACTCAAGCATCCCCAACCGGGTATAATGCCGGTAAATATGATCCTCAAAATACTATTAAGCAAGCAGCTAACAGCTATCGAGGAGAACATTATCTAAAACAGGATCTTCAAGGATTAACATACTACAACGTAGTTAAAAATTTAAGCCTTGAAGAAAACAGATTAGTAGGATTAACAGATACTTTAGTTGCTAATAAAAAAATTGATGCTGTTAACGTATTATCATACCCTAACGGACCAGGTAGTTCAAGAGGAAACAGCTCAACCAATATAAGATTATCAGATCAACGAACCGGAGTTAATAATATTAATTATTCTCGATATGTAACACCGGTAGAAGATCCTAAAACAGGAGGGGCTTATCTACAGTATAATAACGGTCAGCAGACTCAAACACAGATAAACTATTTCAATACGGTTTCTAAAGGTTCTAATAGTATCTCCAACATAGTTCTAGGTGGTGACTTTCAAAGTATTACTGGATTTGGACGTACCTTAGATACTGATAATTACTTACCGGTTAACGCATTAGCTAAGACATCTTATAGTACTTTAAACGATTTACAGCAAACAGGAAACAGAGATATAGGACTTAACCCTAGTCTTGGAACTCAGTATACAGCAAAAGTACAAAACGATAAAACTAATAAACCATTTTTCTTCAACCCAGCTAGTAACGCTTATAATAATACCTCACCTAGTAAACCAGTAACCTCTAATTTAACTCCATCCGGAGATAACATAGATGCACAGAGTGTTTATGAAGATAATCTACAATCTGCAAAAAACAGCCCTAAGAACTTATTAACTAGAAAGGAAATCGATAGTAAGAAGGTTTACGGAGATGAAGGCATAGCATCAGATCCTAAGGACTTTAGAAAAGATACAGATCAGAGAGGAGCTGCTTACAGTAGCACTTCCTTCAACTTAAATAAAAAGTTTAAAATTGGATTACCTGGTTATAAAGGTATTAATAGAAAGAAAGACCCATCTTCAGCTAAAATAGCCGGACAAGGTACAGATAGAATAAACTATAAAAAATTAGGAACTCAGATAACACCAATGGCAGATCTGATCCCTTTCTATATTAAAATCTACGAAAATGATTCTGTTACCCCTACACTTATACAGTTTAGAGCCTTTATAGACAGCGTATCAGATAGCTTTACAGGAGAATGGGAAAGTTTTAAGATGATGGGAAGAGGAGAAGATTTTTATACTTATAAAGGTTTCTATAGAGACTTTTCAATGAGCTTTAAAATTCATGCCCAATCAAGACCGGAACTCTTAAGATTATATGAAAAAGTAAACAGGCTGGTATCAACTACAGCCCCGGATTATAGCGAAGGAGGTTTTATGCGAGGGGTATTTGTGGAACTTACTGTTGGGGATTGGTTAAGACAGACCCCCGGATATATAAGACAAATCAGTTTAGATATTCCTTCAGAGTCTCCTTGGGAGATAGGACGTAATAACAACGGAATTAATACAAATGAAAAAAATAAGTTGCCTCATTTAATAAATGTAGGTACCTTTAACTTTATACCAATACACGATTTCCTTCCGGCTTATAAAAAGGACTTTATACGTACTACATAAATACAACAATGGCAAGATACGAAAACACACAGGTATTTGTAAATAGAAAAGAGATAAAAAAGGTACCGTTTTACCGGACGGTGAAGTACCCTGAAATACCTGTAGCTGATAACGATGTTTACGTAATCATCACTGTAGGAGATAGGTTAGATTTACTAGCAGCACAGTACTATGGAGATATTACCCTATACTGGGTTATTTCTACTGCTAATGATAATCTACCTCAAGATTCTCTAATAGTAGAACCAGGAACACAAATAAGAATCCCAGCCAACATATCGGAAGCTATTATGAGGTATAATTTATTAAACGAACTTTAAAATAAAGTAACAGTTATGGGAATAGTAGGAGCAGATCTAGGAGTAAATGTAAGAAAACAATTACAAGCCAGAGAACAACTTTACGCCGGAACCAATAGAGATGTTCCAACAATACAAACCCAAAACAGTACAGCCTGGGCCAGACTTGCTTCATCTGTAAATATAGACGGAAGCAGTACGGAGGCTAAAAACTTTGTACTTTTTGGAGGAACAGCAGAAAGCAATGCCGCAGTTGGTGGACAGTCAAATAACTATTTTGTAGAAGCTTATGATTTTAGTACTACTCAAGGATATCGCCCAAAACCAGGGGTTGAAACTTTAGATTTTAAGTATAAGAATAACGGAGCACTGGCAAGCTGTGATATAACTATTAAATGCTTTACCTTTGAACAATTTAATACTATTGAAAAACTATACCTTAGACCTGGTTATAGTATTTTAGTAGAATGGGGTCATACTAAGTATGTTACTAATCAAAATCAACCCAAAGCCCTACAAACAGGTGATGTTGACGGAGCGTTAACTACTTTTTTAAGTGGAAATAAGAATCAAGGTGTTCTTATTAATAAAATAAAGAAACAGAAAGAATCAACAGACTTTAACTACGACGGATTTTTTGGAAAGATTGTTAATTTTCAATGGAGCTTTAACGCAGATCTATCCTACAGTATTACTATCAAGACTATTACCCACGGTGATATAATAGAAAACCTTAAAATTAACACAGCAACTCCAGAATCTTTAGAAATAGCTAAAAAAGAAAGAGAAGAAAGAGAGGCAAAAGTTAAAAACGATGCTGAATCAGAAGAAGATAGTAGTGTTCTTGATAGTATTGGAAATGGTTTAGGTTTTGTAGGTAAACAGATTGCCTCTTTCTTTACAAGCTTTCTTTCAGGAGCGAGAGATCTTATAGGAGATATTGTTGATGTAGTTGATGATCAGACCTTCATAAATAAACTTTTAGCTAATAGAACTAAATCACAGATTCATAAAATACTATTTAACTTAGCAACCAACTTTCCAGATTTTACTAACTCAGGGATTGGAGAATTAAAAATAGAAAAACTACAAAGTACAACAGGAGTTCTTGCTAAGTCAAATGCAGCATCTAAAGGAAGTGTTGTACAAGTGCAAACCTCAGAATGTATAAGAGTAGGTTTTGATGTAAGCTCATCAGACGACCAAGATTTAGGTAACTATCAATACTACTTAACTTTAGGTGCATTACTTAAGATTATTGAACAAACAATTTTCCAAGATGAAGCAGGTCTTCCACTAGTAAGTATAGACTGTGGATACGGTAGTACAGGAATGGTAACTTTTCCTGGTCAAATCTCAGCAGATCCTTTAACATGTCTAATCCCGTTTGTAGCCTACCCCGAAGTTCAAGGTGAGAATTTGACCTATTCCGGTTTTAATTATGCAGTTTTAAATGATGACGGTATTAAAAAAGAGTTTCTACTTGATGATACCGGAGCTGTAGGAGACCTGATGAAAGTCATGCTTAACTTCAATTTTATTATGAAGGTCTTTGATGACAATACCGATGAAGAAGGAGATTTATCTTTAATAGACTTTGTTCAAAAGATTTTAGATGGAATTACTTTAGCAGTAGGAGGAATTAATAAGTTTCAAACTAGAGTAATTCACGAAGGTATAAAAGATAATGATAATGAGTCTAGACCTTATTTAAGTATCTATGATGAGGGAGCTCATATACAAGTAGTACAAGAGAATAAAACCACATTAAAACCGTACGGAGTAACAAGTACAAAAGGAACCACTTTCCTTGACATATCATTCAGTTCAGAACTAAGTAATGAATTTGCTTCTCAAATATCCATAGGAGCCCAAGCCAGTGGAAATCAACCAGGAGAAAATGCAACAGCTTTCTCTCAATTTAATCAGGGTCTAGAAGATAGAATGATAGCTAAAAAACAGAAACCTGGAACTTTTGAAGATGCTGAAGGAGAAGCTGACCCGTTCGTAGCCTTTGGCACAACTTTATTAGAACTTCAGGAAAGTACAAACGAATTTTATAAATTTGGAGAAATAGATAAAGATATAGTTAAAACAGCAGTTTCTTCCAACAGTACTTATGCTAAATTCTGTATAGGAAATCTTGCAACAACAGAAACGATACCAGCTCCGTTCTTTATACCTTTCAATTTACAAATCAAAATGAAGGGAATTTCCGGTATTAAAATTTTTGATAAGATATACCTTGAAGATACCATACTACCTAAATCTTATAGAGGGAAGGTTGCATTTATTTTAAAAGGAGTAAGCCACAGCGTCTCTGGAAATGAATGGACAACTAGTTTAGAAACACTAACTGTACCAGTTTTAGAAACTAAAAATAAGATTTCTTCATCTCCTGGTGAAGCTGAAGACCCTGATAATACAAGACGTGAAGCAAAAAAAGCTAAATTAGATAAAGCTAAAGCGGATATGAAAGCTGCAGAAGATGCTCGTAATAAAGAACAAGATGTAGCTGGAACAGGAGGAATTGTAGCAACAGGAACAGGAAAAACATTAGTCAAAAATCTTCCATACAATGGAAAATTCTTTAGTACAACATCAAAAAACTCTCAAATAACACTACACTATACCGTTTACCCTAAAACAGTACCATTAAGCAGAGTAGTTGCAGATTTCAGCGGTAGAACTAGCGGGGTATCAACACATTTTGTTTTAGATAAAGATGGATCGTATGACCAGCTATACCCGTATGATAAGTGGGGGTATCATTTAGGAGTTAGTACAGCAGCAGGAAAAGATATAGATAAATCTGTGAATCCGAAAATAACTAGAGCACAGTATAAAAGAAGAGATATGATTAATGTAGGTATTGAGATTAATAATGTCGGAATGTTAATAAAAGGTAGAAATAATACATACCGAGATACTATTAAGACCTCAATAATTTACAAAGAAGATGAGGTTTCCAAATCTGTTGATAAGAACGGTAACCCGGCAAAATGGAAAGGTTTCCTATACTGGGAAAAGTTTCCTGAAGCTCAGATTAGATCTTTAGAAAGTCTAATTTACGGTATAATTGGAAATAATCCTGATATTTCACCTAAAGGTAAGCCTTGGAAATTTGTCTATGAAGATTGCTTCCCAGGTTACGGAAAGACAAGCGGAAAAGCTCTTAAAGGAGAACCGGGAATTTATACCCACAACTCTTTTAGATTTGATAAATTTGATGTACCGCCGGTACCAGAAATTATTGATATGTTAAAGAGTATTGAGAAAAGCTTAAACGCTAGAGAAAAAGCAACCCAGCCGGCAAAAAACTGCCCAAACGTAGTAAATGGATATAACAAACTTCTAAACACTCTAAGACAAGTATCAGCAACAGTCGGATACACCTGGGATAAAAAATCATGGGTAAATAATGATAAAAAGAAGACCTTTGGAACAACAGTTCAAACAAGTAGAAATGCTTGGGGTAAAATGAAAAACCGTTTTTCTAAACTTAATGAAGCAAAAGATGCTAATTCCATAAACTTAGCTAAGCAATATGAAAATGATATTAAAACCAAATGGAAAGGAAATGCTTACGCATGGGCAATCCATACGTATGTAACTCTTTATTACAAGTCACCAAACACTTTTGACGGTCCGTATGAAAACCGTCTAGAGGCGAGATTTAATAAAGTTACAAATCAGTCCCGTTTTGGTAAAAACCAATTTGAAGTTGATCTTTAAAACATATGCCGTATATACCTTTAAATAGAATTCAAACAGACTTATTTACAGCCGGAGGAGAGTATGTATACCTAGCATCTGGAGTTGAATATACCGGAGACTATTACAGTTTATATAACGGACAAACATTCTCCGGAGCAACCCCTAATGCTCCATTCTCAGAAGAAATTGTACCAGTATTTTCACTTACATCAACACAGGATGAAACTCCTTTTGAAGGACGGTCTGTTTATATACCTTTAGAAACAGAAGATCCTGATATACAAGTTCCCTACAGGGATACATTATATGATGCTAAAATGCTAGACCGGTATATTAGACTTCAAGGTCAACGCCCAGATCAGGTAGGAGATGCAGCAAGAATACTAGCTCAAGATATTAAACCTACAGAACAGGATTATCAAAAAGGTCAGTTTTTTAGATTTTTTGTCAAAAAGAGAAACGAACCGCTTTATATAGAGATTAATAGAAAAATTTTTAGCTCCGTAAAAAATCAAGACACTAAAGTATATAGTAAGTATTACTTACCCTTTAGGCTACTTTGGACTCTTACTGGCCCTAAAAATGATGTATTTGAAGCAAACAGAAACATAACTGCTAAAGCTGAACGTCTTCTAAAACTAACTTTCTTATCTGATTACTTAGAACAAGACTGGCTTAAATTCTATAAAGAAAGTTGATCTTTCCTAAGACCTTACCTATCTTAAGGTAAAGGTTATGTTTTGGCTAATTGAATCCCAGGAACAGTTTGAAGAGTTTAAGTACCATATCGGTAGAGAAGCTTTTATAGTTCCTATTTACAGACATCCGGAAGTTCATCCGGGTATTTATTCCCCGTTAAGTCTTTATGTAAGAAATCTAGATCAGAACCAGAATAGAGGTTACCTGCTTAATTTCTATCATCCGGAAGCTCTAACTCTAGAAACTGATCCGGTGAAAGAATTACTTTCCGGACTTGATAAGATTTATACCCCGGATAAAAAAGCATTTAACTATTTCTATTTCGGTCAGAACGTCTTTGATGTCGGAATAGGAAACCAGGTAGAAATAAAAAATAATCAGACTGCCCAGTATTATTCTCAGAAATACTACTTAGATGAAAACCTAAATTCTATCGTCCCTATAGTCAAGCATTTTGAACAGTGTGAATCTACATTTGAGAAATATAAAAGTATTATAGAAGGTTATCAATACAACCAATATAAACAGGATATCTCAGATGTATTCTGGTATATAGAAAGAAACGGCCTAAAAGTTAATAGTGCTTTTGAAAGGTATTTTGAATTAGAGAGACCCTTTCTAAACCGGTATAAGGATTGGGTATTTAGTCAGTATAATTTAAATACTCTAACCGGTCGACCTTCAAATGCCTTTAATACTATGAACTTTGCAGCCTTAAATAAAGATAACGGCTGTAGATCGGTATTCATTCCTAGAAATGATTTCTTACTTGAGATTGATTTAACGGCTTATCATCCGACTTTGATCTCCCAGCTGGTTGGTTATAACTCACCGACCGGAGATATCTATGAGGATTTTGCCGAGCAGTTTTCCATGGACCGTTCCGAGGCTAAGAATCTAGTCTTTAGACAGCTTTACGGAAACATTTACGATCAATATAAAGATTTTGAATTCTTCAGACTAACCCAGGCCTTTATTGCCGACATCTGGAAGGATTATATGGCCGATGGTAAAGTAGAAGGATTTCTTTCCGGACAGGTCTTTCATAGCAAAGATCTAGAGAATATGAATCCGCAGAAGTTATTCAATTACCTTATTCAGAATCTAGAAACAGCAAATAACGTTGCCTTATTAAAAGACATACTTTATATTATTAATAACAGGAAAACGAAATTAGTACTGTATACTTATGATGCCTTTTTGTTTGACTTCTCAAAGGAGGATAAAGAAACGTTGAAGAGCATTTTAGAGATATTTGAAGAAAAGA